GAGCCACCCAGCGTATTGACCGCAAACGAGAGTGCGGTCAGCGCTCCGCCCCGGCCCATGAGGCCGAGGTACGACAGCCCGGCCAGCGCCGCCTTGAGCCCGACGAACCCGGCGGTGACGGCAATGAGGCTGCCCGACAGCCGCGGAAACGCGGTGACCAGTCCCGTGGCGGCCTCGAGAACGGGCTTGAGAGCGCCGGCGACACTTCCCAGAACCGGGACGAGTGCGGCGCCAATGCTCGTCTGGAAGTTCTGCATGGCAATCTGGAACTGCTTGATCTGCTCGACGCCGGTTTGCATCATCCGGGCGAAGTCGGTGCTGATGACGCCATCGGCCCGGGCCGCCTCGTCGCGCAGGCGGATATAATCGTCGAGCCCGGTCAGGAGCGGGATGAGACCCTTCTGGACCTGGGCGTCGGCGAAGAGTTCGCCCAGCCGCGACATGTCGCCACCAATCGCCTTATTGATGGCACGGAGCGAGGCCTCCAGGGGATCTGTGCCATTGGCCTTGGAATCCTTCAGGACTTTCTGGATGTCGATTCCGGCTTCCTTGAAGTTCTTGATGGCGTCGTTGGAATTGATCTTCTGCAGGATGTTGTTGAAGTTGGTGGCGGCCTCGGAGGCATCGCCCGCACCGCGCCGCACGATCTGCAGGGCGGCGGCGATCTGCGCAAGGCCGCTCTCGCCCGTCATGCCCTTGGCGCTGGCAAGGGCGGTGATCGAGGGCAGATACTGCGCCATGTCGCGGAGCTCGAAGCCGCCCGCCTTGCCGGCGGCGGCCATGATGTCGAACGACTTGCCAAGGTCCTCGGCCGCAAGACCGAGGTTCGACATGGCGGCGAAGCCGGCCTTGGAGAGATCCTCGAGGCTTGCTCCCGTGGCGGTGGCGGCCCGTGCGACCGACGGCATGGCCTTTGTGGCCCGGTCGACATCGAGGCCCATGCCGACCAGGAAGTCCTGTGCGCGCACAATGTCCGTGGCGAACTGGTTCATCTGCGAGGATGTTGCCTTTGCAGCATCCCCGATGGCCGACATCTGTTCCGCCGTGAGATTGCCCTTGGCGCCGATCTCGGCCAGCGCCCGGTCGAACTCCTGGGCCACTTGCACGGGCGCAGAGAGCGCAGCCTTGAGCACGTAGAGGGTGCCGACTGCATCGAGCATGCGCCCGCGCGCTGCATCGATGGCCCGGTTATTCCGGGTGATGGCGGCATCCAGCCTGTCGGCCATAGTGATCGGGCCGGAACTCGCCTCCTTCACCGTGCGCGTGATGCCGCGGAGGCTGTTCGAGACCTGCTTCGCCGGGCCAGACACCCGGTCGAGCAGTTCGACGATGAGCTGGGAAGTAATACTGGCCATGCGTCAGTGTCCCTTGCTGCCGGCGAGGCGGCGGGCCTCGGCGTGCCAGAGCACCACCTCGGCCCAATCCATATCGTCGAATGCCGTTACCGGCGTTGAGAGAACATGCGCGGTGTCCGCAACGACGCCGCGCCAGCCGCTCATGCCGGGGACTTGGGCAAAAAACCCGAGAGCACCTCGGAGATGCTGGCAAAATCTGCCGCGTCCATCTCGTCCATGGCGTCCACGGGCAGATCGCAAAGGGCGGCTGTCATGGCGATGCTCTGATCGAGTTCCGTGGAGCCGGGCTCCCTCGCCTTCTCCATGGCCCGGAAGTCTCTCACCTTGGGGCGGCGGATGCTGACCTCCGTGACAATCTTGTCTCCGATCTTGAGAGGGCAAGCGAGCTTCACGCGGGCGGACTCATTCATCAGGTCATCTCCAAGGAGTAGATTTATCAACGCTGGACGCGCAGGATGCGACGCTCGTCGTCGTTCTGCGAAATGCCGTCCAGCCGCCACTCGGTCGAGAAGAAGTCCCAGAAAAGCCTTTCCTTCTCGTTGAACCAGAGTTCGTAGTGCATCACCTCGTTGATGGCATACTCGTGGCCCTGAAGTTCGCCGCGTTGGAAGGCGTCGGGTTCGATCTTGCCGAGGCGGCCCTCGATGATGGCCTTGGCCTCGACGGCGATGCCGGTGCGCTTGTCGCGGATCACGCCATAGGCGGTGAAGACCTTCTGGCGGGAGGAACCAAGGCCGAACTGCGTGAGCAGGTCTGGGTCCCAGCCGTTCAACTTGAAGGTGGGCTCGAGCTTCTGGATGCCGACCGCGACCTCGATCTGGACACGGGAGCCGCCGGCATGGTGGTCCTGGTACATCTCCTGCAGCGGCGGCAGCTTCAGTTCCGTCAGCGTGAGGTGCTTGGAGGCCGTCGGGTCGTGATCGCCGCAGAACAAGTTTGCGGCCTCCATGATGTAAATCGTGCTCATGTTGGTGCTCCTATTTTGCGACGTTAGCCGGTGACTGCATCGACCTGGGCAAGCAGGTCGTCGAGCAGCGCATCGAGCGCCGGGCGATAACGCGCGGACTGGATGCCGAGGTAACGCAGCACCGGGGCCTCCTCGGCGGCAAAGTTGACGGTGAAGCGGCCCTGGCGCAGCTGCTCGGGAGAGTTCTGGTCGCGGGTGAACTTGATCTCGTATCCGAGGATGTCGCTGTCAGCCTTGAGGTCGCGGAGGGCAAAACTCATGGTGTTGAGAACCGCCTGAATGGTCTGGCCCGTGAGGTTGAACCGCCCGAGATAGAACCGCAGCGTCCGCAGGAACATCAGGTGGATGTAATCGCGACCGCGGGTGACGTTGTAGAAGCGCCAGAGGTCGTCCTCGCCGGCATTGTCGGTGCCGACATAGACGAAGCCGCCGGAGGCAATGGCCGTCTCGACGCCGAGCTCGCCGCGGAGCAGAACGCCAACATTGGCGGCAAGCAGCCGCTGGCCCTCGGTCGCACCGTCGGTGAGCGAGAAATTGATCGGGCGCGAGGGCCCGACGATCCCCTGGACCGGCTGGTTGGCCCAGGAGTGGAAGGGCCGGCCCTGCTTCTCGTGGTCGCGGCGGACGCCGATACCGATGACGGCGGGAGACAGTGGCCGGGTGACGGCGGTGCCGCCGATGAACACCTTGACCGCGGGATCCACCGGAATGAGGCGGTCGGAATTGAGACTCTCGCGCCAATTGATGGCATCCTGCTCGGTCGTGGCCGGGCCGTCGACCACGGCATGGGCAAGGAGCTTGGCGCAGACGGCGAGAAGTGCCGCGCAGACCGGATTGGCGAGGCCGGCAATGGATGCCGCGCCCGCGCCGCCCGAGCCGCCGCCACCCGAAAGCGAGACGGTCGGGGCAGTCTCATAGCCGCTGCCGGGATTTGTGATGATGAAGCCGGTGAGTTCACCGCCCTCGACGGTGGCCGTCGCCGCGGCGCCCAAGCCGCCGCCACCGGTAATAGAGACAGTCGGAACTGTGGTGTATCCCGAGCCCGCATTCGCGACCGCTATGTCGGTGACGCCCGTATCACGCTGGCTGGTGAAACCCGGGGCGCAGAGCAAGCGCGGGATGACGCCGAGCGCCGGGCCAGCCTCGACAAAGGCATGGATGCCGGTCTTTAGGCTCGCGTTGCCCACGATGTTGGCGATGGTATCGCTGACGGTTTCACCATCTGCCACCCTAACCACGACGACCTTGGCTGCCACCTGAAACTCGCCCAGCTGAGCGTTGATGAGGTCTATGGCCTCCGGGATGGTACCGGAGCCGCCGAGACCGGCGTACTTCGTGCCATCGTCCGAATACATGAAGACGGGGTCGTTCAGCGGGAAGACGTCGGAGTCGGCTTCAGGCGCGGTGCCGATGAGGCCCACCACAGACATGTCGCTGTAGACCGCGGGACGCGGTTCGTTGTCGATCCGCGTGATCGAAATGCCAAATGTCGGATCAGACATGGGTTTTCTCCATTGCAGAAAGCCCGCCGCACGGAATGACCGCGGGACGGGCGATGAGAGAGATGGATAGGTTCAGCGAGCGGAAAAGCCTGCGATCAGAAGTCGATCTCGGGCGTGGTGATGGCGAGTTCAGCCTTCTCTGCGGACTGCAGGAGGACTTCCAGCACGAGCACCTTGTTCGTGCCCGAGGAGGGTGCACCGTAGAAACGCACCGAACGGACCCATCCGCCCGCGCCATCCTCGACGATGCCGGTGACCTCGATGTCCTTCA